AACTTTAGTTGTGAGTCTTCAGCACCCAATAGACCACCAACAGCACGACCAAGACCTGCCGCGCCCGCATAGGTCATTGCCGCACCACGATCTTCAGGAGCTAAACCAGCCAACTGAATACCACGAGCCAAAGCAGCTTGTTGCTGTTGTTGACCATACATTTCAGGAGTTAACCCAAATAAGCTAGGAATAATATCTGCCATTTTGCTTCTCCTTATGTAAGCCAGTTCTTTTTAATATAATCAACAACCCCTTGACTTATCAATGAGGTTGGATCACTTAAACCACCTAAAACTGTTGAGTAAGGATTTGTGGTTGCCGCTGTACCAGTAGAAATTTTGTTACTCAATTCAGCTCCTCTTAGACCAAAGTTTCCAACATTAGTTCCTGCTGTTGATAGTTGTGTAGCAAGAGCTGTACTCATGTCGTATGGTTTTTGAGCTAATGTTTCTAAACCTTGAACTTTTCCAAATGCAGTTGTATATGGAGAATAAGCGGCTGTTTGACCACTATAGTAGTCGCCCATTGCTCCAGCGCCTTTAGTCAATAATCCCGCACCAAATGTCACTTGTTGTTGACCAGCCAGTTCAGCTTCTGCCGCCAATTTAGCTTCTTGTGTAGCACGAGCGTTATACAAAGCCTGTAGTTCAGGTGTTGTAGCACCCAAAGTACCGCCTTGAGCAACAGATAGTCCTGAACGACCTTGTTGCTGTAATTTGTTTTGCAAGTTAGCAAGTTCAAGTTCACGACCTGGTTGCAATAAACTCATCTGTGAAGTGATGTAACGCTGAGCAACTTCTTCAGGACTTTGAGCCAAATATTTGTTACCCAAAGTAAACAAACTTTGTGCGCCTGTTTGCAAAGGAGCAAATTGACCTTGTGCCGCTTCTGCTTGTGCTAAACCTTGCTCAGACAAAGCCATGAATCTATCTTGTTGTGCTTTAGCTTCTGGTGTTAATTCATAACCAGCACTTATCAATTTGCCAGTAACAGGATCAAATTTAAAATTAGAAGTGCCAAACCTAGTTGTCATTCCAATTGGTCGGAAAGCGGCACCTTGTTTAGCGGCCTCAGTCTCAGCATCAATACGGGCTTGTGCGGCTTCAGCAGCTTCTTTAGAAGTCTGTTGTTGTAATAATCCACCAGTAGTCTTTAAAGTACTAGATAAAATATTAGCAATTTCAGCATCAGTTAGTACTTTGCCCGCTCCAGCTACAGGTACTGTGCCCGTTCCAGGTACTGTACCCGTTCCAGGAACTGTAGTTGGTAAAGTTCCTGCACCAGTAACGCCACCAACAGTAGGCGCTGTTCCAGCACCTGTACCTATTATTTTAGTGCCTAGATCAGAACCAGTAAGAACACCAGTACCTGTTAAAGCGCCTGTTCCAGTAGTACCTAAAAGATTTGTGCCAAGAGTAGAACCAGACAATATGCCCGTCCCTGTTAAACCTGCTACACCTGCTCCTGTACTTAATAAGCCCGATCCAAGAGTAGAGCCTGTCAAAACACCAGTACCAGTTAATCCTGCACCCGCAGTAATACCAGCACCTGTACCCGCAGCACCAAGACCCGCAGTTCCCGCAGCATTGATGCCCAATCCAGCCGAACCCGCAGTTAATCCTGTACCTAAACTTGCGCCCAAACTTGCCCCACCTGCGCCATAAGTACCTGCACCAATCGCTAAGTCTCCAGCAGTTAATGCTGCTACTTCTGCGGCTGTTAGACCTGCCGCACCTGCTGCACCAGCACCTGCCGCACCAGCACCTGCTGCACCTGCGCCACCTAACAAGCCTGCGGCATTTAAACCAAAGTAAGCAGCGCCAAGAATTAAGGCAGGTTTTACCCAACTAGGAACATCAGAACTAGATGCACCAGTAGTATAGAAAATAGGCTTGCCAGAAGGGTCAAACTCTACTCGATAGCCTGTGTTACCTTTACCAGCAAACGTGCCACCAAATGCATTGCCAGTTTGACGTTCACTATAAGTATTAGGAACTTGTTGTCCAGTAAGTTTATTACCAAAAGTTGTTTGTCCAGTATCTGCAACAAGCTGACCATTTACTGTTTTAATTTTTGATGGGTCAACTTGGGTGTATCCATCGTTACCATCAGGAACGCCATATATAGATTCAACTTTTGCACCTTGTGGCAATAAAACTTGTTCAGCAGTTGGGTTGCCATTTTCGTCTAGTTTGCCAGTTGGTTTAAAGTAAACTTGACGAGTAGTGCCATCTTCATTTTTATACGTTGCAACATTCTGTCCATTGTATTTCTGTTGGATAACTTCTACTTTTTGAGTAGCAGGAACTTGTCCAAACTGACTAATATCTGTGATACCTGTATTAGCTAGAATCTTAGCCATGTCTCTAGCATTAGCTTCAGCAGAGCCAAATCCTGCACCAGTCCATTTAGATGGGTCACTAGAAGCAAGAATTTGCTTGACTAGACTATCAATAATCTTTTGATCTACTGCCATGATTTTTCCTTACAAATCGCCTGTATTTGTTGATGGGAATGATCTATTCTCACCCCAAATAATTCTTACTGCACCACTAGCACCAGTACCAGCATTGCTAGTTCCACCTGAACCACCAGCACCAACAACAACTGAAATTACATTGCCAGGTGTGACTGAAACACTATTAGCGTAGCGAAGACCACCCCCACCACCGCCTGCACGACCATTAGTAGAACCCGCACCGCCACCATAAGCGCCACCAAGAGCACCATTACCGCTATTTGATCCACCTGCAGAACCGCTAGAGCCACCGCCACCGCCAGTTGGGGATGAAGTTCCACCAGCTCCACTTGAGCCTTCTCCAAGCAATCCTACGCCACCACCACCAGCGCCTGTATTACCGTTAGAACCACCAGAACCACCAGCGCCACCAGCGCCACTATTTCCTGCTCCAGTAGTAACTCCCGCACCACCATTACCTGAGTAACCGCCCGCACCACCACCAGAACCTGATCCACTACTACTTCCACCAGCACCGCCATTACCACCACCAATGTTTCCACTTATGGTTGTTCCAGTACCGCCAGCTCCTGCAGCTCCACTAGATTCATTAGCACCACCACCACCTCCAGCAGTAACTACACTTCCAAATGATGAACTACCACCATCTTGACCATTACTAACGCTAGGAACTGGAATTCCTCCACCACCACCAACGCAAACAACGCTTACGCTAGTTACAGGAAATGGAACAGTCCATGAGTAAGTTCCTGCAGTCGTAAAAGCAATCTGACCAACTGAGTCAGAAGCTCCAGACAAGAAGAAGTTAGGTGCGGCAAACATTATGGTGTGTAACCTTGTGCAACAGTTCCATACCAGTTAGTGCCATCAGCTACAAATGAGAAAATGTCCATCTTCCCTGCAGTTGAAGTTACTGTCGGAGCAGATGTTGAATTCCACTTAACGCTAGTAAAAGTAGCAGTACCACCACCAGTAGAAGCCGCTTGTTTCAACAACAAGATAAATGACTTACCCGCAGTAGCAGTAGGCATTGTGAATGTGCAAGCAGTAGATGCTGTCAATGTTGCAGTTTGAACAGTACCGCTTGTCAATGACAAAGTATTAGATGTAGTGACAGTACCAATCGCAACAACACCTTCTGTATAGTTGTTAACAGTAGGGTTTGTCAAAGTCTTGTTTGTCAGAGTTTGAGTGTCTGTCGTGCCAACAACTGCGCCAGTAGGAGCGTTTGAAGTATCAAACTTTGTCGCTATAGCAATAGCAATATTGTTGAACTCGGTATCAATCTCAGTACCCTTAACAATCTTTGCAGCATTGCCAGGACTAAGATTATCTTTGGTAGCAAAGTTCGTGCTTTTGGTGTAATCGCTCATGCTATCTTCCCATTCTTAGCTTGGATTTCAATTTTCTGGATCGACAATTGCGATCCATTTATTTCAGACTCATAACCAGTCTGTACAACTTTTCCTGAACCACTGGCAGAAACTGTCAAAGTATTCAAGGCAATACCATCAGAATAATAAGCAACTGGACTACCATTAGCGCCATATTCTGCTATTCCATATTGAGCAACTCCTTGAGATGGAATTGAGGCATTCGCACTTAAATAGTTAGACTTAAAGTCATATCCCCATTTAATTGCTATTACTTGATTTGTTCCACCAATGATGACAACAGAAATCTTCTTCAAAATAGATGTCTGATTTATATTTCCAAGGTCTGCATTGTTTGTGTAGTACAGCATTCGATATGTAGATGTGTTATCTAAAAATCCACTGTACGAACAAACATAACCATTTTTACCAAGATACAACTCACCATTTCTGCGTGATAGCAATGAAGTTGGTGTAATTGAGTCCCATGTCGTCACTCGATATGATCCATCTTGTAAAGTTGCTTTTGTGTCAAAGCAATAAACAGATTGTGTTGCAGGCATCGTAAGAAGATAAAAACCTTCTCGCTCAGAATAAACAGACTTGATGTTTGCCAGTGTTTGAGCAGCAACATCGGTCATCAAATCATTTCGCACATTTTTGGACACATCACGCTCTGGAGCAGACTTCTCTTGGATAGTCCTCATAACAGAACGAACTCCACTGTTTGACAAGAAAATTACATCAGAACTAGTTGTCTGAACTGAATCTCTTGATAAGCAACCAATGCCGCCAATGGTATCGGACAGAGTCATTGTCGATGGAGTTGTAGCGCCTTGATAAACAAGAAGTTGACGTTTACCAAAGATAAACAAGAATCCATTGTGAGCTGCTAATGCTTGCACTTCATCAGCACCATTAGGCCAAATCTGATTAACATTTAAAGAGCCTGAAGTTCCACCTGTCCACACATGACCAGCAATCAAATCAGAGAAAGTGATTGTTGTTTTGTCAGTGGTGCTATTTGCAACCCATAAGCGACCATAAGCAGAAATTGCTAAGTTAGCCAATGGAACAGTACCGCCATAACCAGACTTCTCACTAACTCTACGATATGTTGTAGTGCTAACAGCGGGGTCATAAATCAATGGATCGTGACCACTCTGAAAGAAGTATGTAATACCATTCAAAGATGCACATTGCCAATTGCTTGCTGTAATTGTTGGGCCAGTACCACCGCCACCATAAGTTAACTCGGTAAGAGCATTAGAAGTACCAAGTTTGAATAACTTGTTATTTCCTGCCAACAATACAGTTAATGTCCCATCAGTCTGAACTAACTCATGTATTACGCCAACATCATTAGCACCAAGATTGCCAGTTGATGAGTTAAGCCTTGTAAAACCTTTACGTGAACCAATACGACCATATTGGTCAATCACGCAATTGGTGGCAACAAGCGCAAAGCCTTGACTCAAATCCAATGGAGAATCTTGCGTATTCAGGCCATAAAAGCCTGGCGCAGAGATGCTGAATGTTTGGATAACTTGAGCCATTAAATTGCCTCAAAAGAACCAAACTCAGGATAACGTGTTGCTTCTGTTGCAATGTAATCAGAAAGCATAGACTTATACAATTGATAAGCCTCAGAAGAATTTAGTCCACCATCTTCACCACGCTCAACCAAAGCCCTTGCATAAGCATTCTGAACAACTAACTCCGAAGCAACAGAGATTACTGTGCTGTCGCTAGATAAAATTGCTTGTGGAACAACCAAACTAAAATTGATACTGTATGCACCATCAGGGATGGGAAACAATGTAACTTTGGTATCGTAATTAGAATCTACACCATCAAAGGTGTAATACATAGGAATTGAAGTAGATGGCGTTCCAAAGTTCAAATAACGATTCATTGATGCAAACGTAATGTTATCAATAGAAATCTTACTTGTTGTATTGATTGCATCTTGCACACGGAACTTCTGTCCCGCACCCGCCAATGAATAGGAATAAGTGCCTGAAGTAGTAGTCACTGTAACTGTTGTGCCAAGAACATTCCATTCATAAGCGTCTTCAATTTGACGTTTTGCATCATTGACAAACTTGCCAATCAAGGTTGAATAAGAAGTCTCGGAAACAGTTGATACTTCTGTTTCTCGCAAACGAACAAGCACATCATTGACTGCTTGAAGATAGGTTGTCATGCCTTATTCCTCTTAGAGATCGCTTTGGCTTTAGCCTTTGCGTCTTCCTTGGACGTTGCGCCCCAAGCTCTAAGAGAAAGTAAAAGTCGGGTAGGCTTTCCATCTTTCATCTCAGCGCCAGGCATATTGCCCATTCGTGCTAAAAAGGATGCCCTACGAGGGTTATCTCCCGACTTGAC